TCAGTCGTCGCGGCCCATGATGCCGAACAGTTGCAGCAGGCTGACGAACAGGTTGTAGATCGATACATACAGGCTGATGGTCGCCATGATGTAGTTGCGCTCGCCGCCGTGGATGATCGCGCTGGTCTGGAACAGGATGCACACCGACGAGAACAGCACGAAGCCTGCGCTGATTGCCAATTGCAGGCCGCTGATCTGGAAGAAGAAGCTCGCCACCACGGCGCCCAGCAGCACGAAGAAGCCGGCGGTGATGAAGCCGCTGAGGAAGCTCATGTCCTTGCGGGTGATGAGCACGTAGGCCGACAGGCCGCCGAACACCAGTGCGGTCATGGCGAAGGCCGAGCTGACCACTTCGGCGCCGCCGCTCATGCCCAGGTAGCGGTTGAGGATAGGGCCGAGGATGAAGCCCATGAAGCCGGTGAGGGCGAAGGTGGACACCAGGCCCCAGACCGAGTCACGCAGCTTGGCGGTGAGGAAGAACAGGCCGTAGAAGCCGATCAGTACCACGAAGACGTTGGGGTAGCGCACGCCCATCTGCTGGGAGACGAAGGCCATGACGCCGCTGAAGGCGAGGGTGAGTGCCAGCAGGCTGTACGTGTTGCGCAGGACCTTGCTGACCTCCTGCTGCTCGACCTGTTGGCCATTATGTACGGCGTAATCCTGTTCGCGCATGGCGACACTCCTTAGACGGTGGACCGGGGGGCTTGGGCGCCCGGTAGTGAAACGTAGGTGACGGTGAGCATATCAGAGCCTGCGCAACCCGCGACACAGAGAGTTTGACAGCTTGTTACATTACGGTATGATTGCCGCCGCAAAACAAGCTGGAAGCGTGGCCGAGTGGTTTAAGGCAACGGTCTTGAAAACCGTCGATGGGCAACTATCCTAGAGTTCGAATCTCTACGCTTCCGCCATATAAGTGCTTGATTTCCATGGTATTTCTCTTAGGCGACCCCTCAAAAGGGAACGTTTTGGGAACATTTTGGGAATGACAGGCAAAAAGAAGGGGCCATCACGGCCCCTTTTTTTGTTCCTTTTTCAGCTCAACCCGAGCGCCTGGTTCAACGCCCCCACCACATCAGGCCCATCCTGGCTGATCCACTTCGCGTAGTGCCTGAAGATCATCGCCGTCGACGTGTGCCCCATCTGATCTGCGATCCACTCCGGCGTGGCCATTCCACTGCTCAGCATCTGGCTGGCAAAGGTGTGCCGGCAAGTGTTCGGCCCGCGCTGGCGGACTCCAGCCTTCTCCAGGTGATTGATCCACCAGCCATGGCGCAGCACATCCGAAGACCGGTACGGCTCGCCTGTGGCCGTGTTATGGAACACGAAGCGCACCCGCTGCTCTCGCACTGTCCGGTTGTCGCGGTCTATTACTTCGATCAGCTCTGTCTGCAGATCCCGAGTGAAGCGCGCCTGCGCCTCCAGGGCGCGCAAGGCTGGAGCCAGCAGCTTTACCTTGCGCGTCGATCGGCGAGTCTTGGTCACCTTGTATTGCCCGGCCACCCGTGCGCGACGGATCTCTATCGTGCCAGCCGCCAGGTCGACGTCTTCCCAGGCGAGGGCAATCGCTTCGCTGACCCGCGGCCCCGACCAGATCATGTACTGCGCCAGATTGATCTCCTGCTGCCGATCAGTCGGGCACGTCAGGATCGCGTTGATCTCTTCCCGCGTGAACGGGTCCGGATCATCAGCATCTGGCAATGAGATCGTGATCCCGTCGGTGGGATCGAACGCCGAGCGGTTGCGGGTGCGATACAGCCGGAAGATCTGCCGCAGGTGGCTGACGATCTCCCGCACGGTCTTGTTGTGCAGCTTGGGCATCAACACTGTCTGCACCCAGTGCTGAATGTCCAGGTGATCGATCCGGTCGGCCTGCATCGCGCCCCAGCGTGGCCGGATGTGCTTTTCGGTACGGCTTCGGTACATGGCGAAACCGCTGGGTGCCATCTGGTTGCGTTTGATCTCCAGCCACAGATCGATGTAGTGGCCCAAGGAGTTGGTCTTGACCCGGGGCGAGTCCGGGAAATGGCGCGCGTAATTGAATGTCCCGGATTCGATCTCGTAATTGATGATCCCGACCAAGCGCTCGGCATTGGCCAGGTTGGCGGGTGTTGCACTGCCCGGCAGCGTCTCCCGGCACAGCTCACCCTGGTAACGGAAATACACGCGGACGTGGTTGCCGCGTACTTCGACGCCATCTGCCATTTCTTTCACTCGAAACGAAGAGACGGCCCATTGTATGGGCCGTACAAGAGGAATGACCCGTTGCCAGGCCAAGAAGAAGGTGACGTCAGTTCTTGACGTCGGCCCGTGCCAGCATTGCGAGGCTCATCCTGTGATCTGCTTCTGAGCAACGCTGAGGCCCACTGCCACAGGGCGCACCCAGATCGGCATGCTGCTGAGCATGAACGTCTCGCCCTGAGCGGCCAGCAGCAGGGTGGTGCCCATCACGTGGGCGATGGCCTCTGCCGCCGCCGGCGGGACGGCGTTGCCGATCCGCTCGCGCCAGGCCTGGTCGCTCAGGCCGTCCAGCTCCAGTTGTTCTTCGGGTTCGACAAGGCTCTGCAGGGCGGCCAGTTCTAAGGTGGTAAAGGGGCGGTGCCATGTGCCGTCAAGCGATTCGATGACACAGGTCAGCCTGTCGTTTGCATCTGGCAACCGAGGGTCGGCCACGCTCCAGCGCCCGTTGTCGTGCATGGCGCTGGCGGAAACGGCGCCGGCTGACCCAGCCCATGGCACCACCCCGTAGTGGCCCCCGGTCAGGTAGGCATCGCCCTTGGTGCGGCGCATGCCCGGGCGAGGATCCGCGATAGACAGGGCGCCGCTTGCGACCTGCTGCGATCCGGTCACCGTACCCGCTGTCTGACCCATGCCTACAACGCTGAGCTTTCGGGTGGACGCACCGGGGTGCCAGTTGTGATAGCGCGGATCCTGTACGGCAAACGCACCCTGGCCCGTGGTGCTGCCGGCGATAACGGTGTTGGCTGTGCTGCCGAACGGCGTTACCTGGTACTTGCCGAAGCCTTCGCTGCCGCGGCGCGGGTCTGCCACGCTGAACGTGCCTTGCCCAGGGCTTTTGACGCCTATCACCGCACCACTCGTATCCTGCCAACGCCGCACGCCGTACTGCTGGTATTGCAGAGCGCCGACTCTTCCTCGCGGATCTGCGACAGAGAACTTGCCATTGGTTGGACCGCTGCGGGCCGCCACGGTCCCGGCCGATTCGCTCCAGTCGTGAACGCCCAGGAACCCGTCGCGGAACTGGGGCACGATGATCAGGTCACGCAAGTAGCCATCCTCGATCACCAGGTCGTTCAGGCTGCGCCAGTCTTTGCCGGCTTCAACGAGGGCTAATCGAACCCAGGTCTTCCACTGGAGGGCGGGCACCCGATGCATGGGGCCTGCCGCCTCGATATCGCCTGCAAGCGGCATGCGGCCGAGGATGTCGCCGACCGCCCGAAGGCTCTTGCTCTCCGGCTCGTACAGGAAGGGCGGAACCCGCTCAACGTGACGCGCAACTAGCAGGAAGCGCTTGCGACTTTGGGCCAGGCCACCGATGACACCGCAGTCGTGGGTGGTTTCGGCGACGGCATAACCGAAGTGGCTCAGCAGTGCGCCGATCTGGTCCAGCAGGTGCCGTCCGCGGGTGGCCAGGCGTGGCACGTTCTCGAACACAAGAAGCGGTACCGGGTCATCCTTCCAGGCCTCGCCGAACAGCCAGATGCAGCGCAAGGTCAGTTCATTCAATGCCTGGTAACGGGGCGTTTGGCTCATGGTTTCCGACAACAGGCCGCTGGCGCCCTTGCACGGGGAACTGATGAACACCGCATCCGGCCGGCGTCCACCGGCAGCTCGGCGGATGTCTTCCGGTGTTGCTTCGCGCCATCCAGGAGGCGGCTCTTTCCCGTGGAAGCGGATGTACTGGTCGCGGGTGAACAGGTCGATCAGCGTCCCTTTGACGCCGCTCAAGCGCTCGAAGTCGGCCAGGCCGGCGGGGTCAACATCCACCCCGCCGATGCACTCCCACTCCGCCTGCATGTTGCCAACGATGGGCTTGGCCCGGTTGAAGCCTTTGGCGCCGCCGCCCAGGCCGCAGCAGAAGTGGAAGTGGTAGAGCTTGCGCTTAGCGAGCATTGCGACTGCTCCCCTTTGCCCGTTTGGCTTCGACGTTGGCCATGTAGGCCTCCCAGTAGGCCGATTGGCGCGTCTGCCGGGTCTTGCTGCAGAGCTGATGATTCCCGTGGGAGCGGGCCTTGCTGCAGACATCACAATGATTGGGCAAGTCCAGGGCGTGGCTGGCCAACCTTGGGCGCTTGCCTGTGGTAGCCTTCTCACCGCTGACTTCTGGGGTTTGTACTTGCATGGTGCTTCTCCTTGGGGTTGGTCTGGCCTCGGAGGGTTGCCGCCCTCCGGGGCCTTCTTTTACGCCGCGACGTATCCGCCGGCGGTCTTGTGCAGCACGCCCATTTCTGCGGCCTGCTGCAGCAACTTGGTGGCCTTGCTGCTGCCGATCCGCAGCTCCTTAGCTACCTGTCGAACAGCCACCTTGGTGCCGCACCCTGTACGGGCGATGAGCTGCTGCAGTTCGGGCGGCAGGCTCTGTTCCTGTAAGGTTTCCAGCTGGGTTTCCGTCTGTTCCTGAACGGGTTCCCTGGGCTGCTCCTGTGTCGCGGTAACTGCTTCCGGGGCGTGTTTCTGTGCTTCGGTGGGACGCAGCGTCGCGAGAATCAGGGCGGGTACCACCTCCAAGGCGACGGCAAACCCGAGGCAGAGCAGAGTTGCCAGCCCCAGGGGAATGCCGGCGGCCTTGGCCGGCCGTGCGAGCAGTGCGGTCAGTTCCTGCGAGGCGTTGTCTCTGCGTACCTGGGCGCGCTCGCGCTCGGAGTCGATGCGGGCCAGCCCGGCGGTTTCCAGTTCCAGGGCACGGCTGACCATGCCTCGTTCCCGCAGCGCATTGGCCTGCTGGCGAACTGAGGCCGCCTCACCGTCAAGCTGCTCTATGCGGCTGGCGTCGGTGCCACGTTGTTGCACCAGGTCGACCTGCCGCTGCTCTTGGCGTGCGTGGTGCTCGGCGCGGCTGGTAACGATGGATGTCATGAGCCGGTCGTAAGTCGCCCAACCGGAGACACCGCCCAGGGCCAGCGCGCTGGCCATCATCAGCAATGCACAGAGGGTGCGGCGCGTTGCCAGCAGGCCGAGTGCCAGCGGCCAGGCGATGTACTTGAACAGGTCCAGGACCACCGCCGCCGATGCGAACAGGGTAGCGAGGACTGTGTTCTCGATCAGGGCAGCGATGGCCAGAGCTACCGACGTGGCGGTCACGCCCGCCAGCGCGGCGACCATGGCCAGCAGGGGCCACCGGTGATGGTGTTGGAGGTGGTGCATGGTGCTCTCCTTGGGGGAAGGCCATGCCGAGTTGCCGCTCGGCGGGGCCTTCTTGTTTCGAGGCTTAGCCCCAGGCGCGTTTCAGGTGCGACCAGATTTCGTCGCCGTTCTCGATGTACTGGTGCACTTCCTGCTCCGGCCGCCGGTCAAGGCGGAGTACGGCGAGGCAGTCGTCCCAGAGGGCGCTGTCGAGCCCGCGCAGATCGGTAAGCGAAAAGGGGAATGCGCTGCCGTTGTAGAGGCCTAGCAAGAAACGCCCGACGATGCGGCTCTGCCCGGTACAGCGCTGGGCTACTGGCAGCAGTCGCTGGAGGGCTTCAATGCCTGCGGTACGGACGTATGGACGTTCTGCCTCCTCCACCGCTAAGCGGTTCAGGTCATCCCGCATACGATCTGCTGTGGTGGTCTTGCCGGTGGCGGGTGCGCCGCGTTCTACGTTCAGTTGCATGGTGCTTCTCCTTGGGTCGGTTGCCCGGACGTTGCCGCGCCCGGGCGCTTGAGGTCAGTGCAGCGCTACGACGAGTAGGATGGGGGCGTAGTAGCTGGCCAGGCCCAGCACCGCGAGGGTGAGGCCGGTGACCGCCAGGGTCGCGAATACTTCGCCGCGGCTGGCCTGGTAGAACTCGGTTTTGCTGTTGCGCATGGTGCTTCTCCTTGGGGTTGTCGGTCGGCGTTGCCGCGCCGGCCGGGGCGTCAGGCCTGGAACATCCAGCACTTGACGATGGGTTGCTTGGTGATGGTGTAGTTGCCGCTCTTCGCCTGGTGCGAACGCACCGCGCTGTCCACGGCCTTGTTGACCTCCACTAGCTTGCGCGACCGCGAGTCCTTCAGGCGGTCGCGCAGCTCGTTGATGTCGGCCAGCTTCTGCCGGTGCTCGGCGGCGCTTTTGACGAAGTCGTTGAGGTTGATGGCGATGACGTGGTCTTTCTTGCTGTGGTTCACCACGGGGCCGTCGGCGTCCAGGCCTTCGAGGTACTCGTAGACCTCCCAGAATTCAGCCACCACAGGGTGATCGGAGCTGATCGAGGTCTGTCGCTCGATGGCCATGCGTACCAGCTGGGCGCGGGTATGCTCGACCTGCTGCTCTGTCAGGTTTACGACCAGGCGCAGGCAGTCGAGCAGGGCGAGCATCTGGGCGTGGTTGTAGATGATCCTCTCGACACGGATGTAGCCACTGAGCTGGCTGCCGCAGTGATGGCATTTGCTCTCTTCGCCCTGGAAGGGTGCCGCGCAAGTGAAGCAGTGGGAGTGCAGGGCACGGAGCTTTGCCTCGTACACCGGCAGGCGAGTGGCGAACAACTCGAGGACCTCGGCCTCTTTGCGTACCGCTCGCAGCAGGAAGTTGCTCAGCAGCACGCCGTCCAGGCCGTTCAGGCGGTCCGCTGCGGCGCGGCTCTCGACCGTGACCTGTGGGCGCACGAAGTGCAGCTTTACGATGCGGGTCATGATCGCTTCGGACGCAACAACCGGGGCGTTCTGGCTGATCGCGATGGTCCCGCGGAACGGCGGCTCGTAGGTTTCGTTGCCGGCGGTCTTCACACCCTTGGTGGCCAGCGTGCCGCCGCCGAAGTAGTCCTTCAGTTCGTCCCACTCGAAGGTCTTGGCGTGGGCCTTGTCGTCGCCGTTGCGGTCCGATTCGAGCAGCACCACCGGCATGCCGGACACCTGGCCCATCAGGCGGCTACGGCCAGCCTTGGTGGATTTGGCCGGGTCGAAGCCTTCGTAGCCTTCGCGGCCGAACAACTTCCACAGCAGGGTGAGCAAGGTGGTCTTGCCTGCGCCGGCTTCGCCGGTAGCCTCCAGGAAGGGGTAGGACTGGTAGCGGAAGCGAATCTGCTCGGCGAACAGCGAACCAAACCAGAAGGTGGTGGCGACGATGCCCTGGGCGCCGAAACACGTCCACAGCAGCGACACCCACTCGTCGTTGTAGCGCTTGTCGTCCTTCTGCAGGGCCATCCTCACGCCCTTCTGCAAGCTCTTGAGCTTGAGCTTGCCCATTTCGAAGAACTCTTCCTCGTTGACGCCAACCACCTGGCCGTCACGCACCGCGACTTCGTTGAAGACGTAGCAGCCGTACTCACGGCTGTAGCCGATGTAGTCGATGGTCTGTACGGTTTTGATGCCAAAGAGCTGGTCTTTCATGATCTTGTCCAACTGTTGTCCACTTCCGGTGAACACGGCTCCGGCACCCATGCCGAGAAGGCGTTTCTTGAATTCGCTGGCGGTGGCCACCTGGCTGCCGGTGAAGGTGTTCTTCACCGCGGCCCCGTCGTGGGGGAAGTCGACGCGGAAGAAGTACCAGGACTCGTCGGTAATCTCGTTGCGCTGGTAGTACAGGGCCTTGGGATAGCAGTTCGCGATCTCGACCACGCAGCCGGACATACGCAGCGCCTTGGCACGTCGGGCTTTGTCGTTGAGCTGCTGGTCTTCCTGGCTCTCGCTGGAGTCCAGGGCCTGCATGGCGCTGTTGAACTTGGAAATGTCGAGGCGCCACCAGTACAGGCGGGAGTCGAAGCCGAAGTGAAACTCTTCCCGCTCGCGCCACTGGTACATGAGCAGGGCCTTTTCCACCGCGCTCTCGGCGATCAGCAGGGCGCCGTGGTGCTTGGCCTCATCGAGTTCGTCTTTGATGCGCGTGGCCCGTGCTTCCTCGTCATCCATGAAGGCCCAGCGCTGGTGCAGGTCGTTCCAATCGACCTTGCGGGCATCCGGCTGCGGCATCTGCGCTGCCTCGCAGGTGAAACCAAGGGAGCGGGCCCGCTCGACCCAGGTCTTGGTGTAGCGGTGTGCCCCAGGTTCGTTGTCGAGCGCCCAGACAAGCTTCGGCGTCTTGCCTTCACAGGTGGCGATCAGTGCCTTGAGGGATTCCTCGGGGTAGGCGTTGGAAGACAGGGCGGCCACGGCTGCGATGCCGTTGTGCAGCAGGGCAATGGCATCGAAGATGCCCTCAACGATCCACAGCTCTTTGACCTCTTGCAGGTCGAGGCACGGCGGGCACCACCAGTGCCCTTTGTAGCTCTTGCCTGGCTGGAAGCGTGCCTTCTTCTTGCCGAACCGGTGGGGCTGGTCGATCAGGCGCTCCCAGTAGCCGCCGTGCTCCAGCTCGAACCGAACAGTGGCCGAGCCGATGCCCAGCGCGCTGTCGTGGTAGCTGTCCTGGGTGTACCAGCCCTTGATCAGCTCCAGGCGGAAGCCACGCGCAAAGGTGAGGTAGGCGATGGCGCTTGCCGCTGGCTCTTCCTTCGTCGCGGGTGAACGTTTGCTCCAGTTGTCGAACAGGTCTGGGTACAGCTCCTTCACCGGCGCCGTGTAGCGGCATTTCTGCTCGCGCCCGCAGCGGATGAACCAGGGGTTGTCGTGCCGCGAGAACAGGCGGCGCTGGTTGCACTGGGGGCAGGTACCCTTGCGCATGTATTCGGTGCCGGCCATGTGCTGCAGGCCGTAGTCGCTCTCCAGCCGCTCGATGACGTCGGCCCGCAGGCGGTGTTCCATTTCCTTCATCACGGCGCGCGCTCCAGCGATACAGGGCCCAGCAGGTTCTGCAGGGCCTTCTGCGTGCGGCACACGCCCCGCAGGTGCGGAACATCTGCAAGGACCTTGCGGCCACGCTCGCCATCGGGGATATGCCTGTAGCGGTCCGAGAACCAGACCTCGGCCATGGCCAGGGTGTACTGGTTGTGGAGCCACTCTTGAAACAGGCGGCCCTGCTGCTCGCTCAGCGTGATTTGGATGGTGATGTCGCTCATTTCGGCCACCAGTTGGGTGCAGTTCACCCTTACCCACACTGCGGGCAGGAGAGGGTCTGTTCGGATTACTTGAAAGCTGGAAGCGGCAGCGCGGTGTTGCTGTGCTGATCGCTCATCGCCAGATCGGCAAGGCGCTCGGCCATGAACTGGGGCACCTGCCAGGCCTCGATCAGGTGCAATACCGTGCGCTCCCTGAGTGCTTCGCTACCCAAGTGCTCTAGGTGGTGCCTGGTGATGAACTCGGCGGCGTGGCGCTGCATGCCGGTGCGATAGTCGTTGATCTGGTTGGCAGTGAGCTGGACGGCTTCCATGTCAGGACTCCAGGGCTTTCAGCAGGTCGAGCTGGTTGGTCTGGCGGGCGCTGTCGCGGATGGCCTGCATGCGCTTCACCGAAGGCGCGACGGGCAGGCGTACACGCGGACGGTCAACACCGGATGTGTTCAGCTCGTACTCCCACGCCAGTGAGCCGCTGTAGGTGGCGCCGCAGCCAAGGTTGGTGCATTCGCCGTACATGGTCTTGAAGATCGGCGTTTGCTCTTCCGAGTTGCGGATCCGCATCCGGCTGCCGCAGGCGGGGCACAAGGCCTTGTATCCGCCACCATGGTTGGTGCTCATCGTCTCTCCCCAGCCGCCAGACGCGGCCATGGCTTTCGCCAGTAATGGTGTGGTGCGCATGCGCCTACAGCTGTCCCTGTCTGCCCGGGTTTTTACGGTGCAGGGTGATAACGGCGCCGACTTCGGCGTGCCGTGCGGCGATGTGTTCGCGGTGGGCGGCAACGATCTCGGCGAGTTCAGCTTCATCAAGGCGCCCGTCCTCCAGAGCCTTGGCGATGATCTGGTCGACCTTGCCCTCGGCGACGTCAGCGGCCAGCGAGCGGACGTAGAGGTCGAAGTTGTCGAGGGCGGTCGCTTCCGGCATGGCGACGAAGACGCCGCCGTAGAGGCCCGACAGGAAGTCGGGCAGGTAGCTGGTGCCTGCGACCAGTTCCAACTGGCGAACCTGGTCATCGCTCAGCGGGCGGTGGCCGGCGTTTTCGTAGAGCTTGTTGTCGAACTGCTTGAGGTCCAGCCCCAGGTGGGTGGCGGCGCACTCGCGGCCGCCGGGGAAGGCTGATACGGCAGCCATCACGGCTTTGCGGCGACTATCAAGAACGGGGCGATTCATCTTCTCGTTTCCTCCGTGGGCCGGTGGCACTAGCGTGCGAGCGTGCCTTCCTTGATGCCGAGCAGAACCGCAGCCCGATGAGCCTCGCCGCGAAGGCACTTCTTCTGCCCGCTGAGCACGGCATACACGGTGGATTCATTCAGGTTGTTCTGATCAGCCCATTCCCTAACGGAAATGCCAACGGCGGCTAGCCGGTGACGGGCTGCTTGGCGTGCTTGCTCTGTTGGGTAGGCGTTCGGCATAGTGCAAATTCGTGTGATTTCGTGTGATTACAGGCTCAGATTATTCAACGAATGTTGAATCGTCAAGTCATAAGGGTTCGTTTTGTTGAATTTTGGTGAGCGTCTAAGAGAAGAGCGCGTGCGCCTTGGGTTCAACCAAGGTGATTTCGCAGCCATCGGTGGCGTCGCGAAAACCTCTCAGTTCAATTATGAGAAGGGGGAGCGAAGTCCCGATGCGGCCTACCTATCAGCTGTTGCCGCAGCGGGTTTGGACTTGCTTTACGTGCTGACTGGTGAGCGCAAAACAGAGCCTTCCGGTAGCCTCACCGCCAGCGAAGCAAATGTGTTGGCCTGTTATCGGAAGCTATCGCCAGCTGACCAGAATGTGCTCGAGCGCACCGCTGTGGCCTTGGCTGATATGACGGATCGCCAAGGTTCTTAGGTCTGCTGACTTGAATTGATCGAATCATCGACTGGCCATGGAGGGCCGATTTTTTACAGGAGTTAGTCAGTAATGGATGGTGTTATTGGAGTTCTGGCCCTAGGGGTCTTGGTGTTCGGCTGGTGGTGGCTGGCTAGGAAGCTGCAACGCAGCGGCCGAGGTTGGCTCGTACGGCATTTCGTCGGTAGCACAGTTGGTAGCTTCGCTGGGCTGATGGTGGTCGTGCTGGCCCTTGCCGTGGGGATCATTGAGGCGAAACCAAAGCCGGAAACGAAACCTGCCGTGTCACGGGTTGAGGCTCACGCGCCCGAGCCTGTTGTCACCCAGGCAGAAGTGGTCTCCCCAGCCGTACCTGTGACGAAAGAGAAACCTGTCAAGACCTTGGGCCTAACCCCAAAACAATACGCGGATCGCCTTAACGCTCTGTTGAAAAAGCTCGACCTAAAGCATCGAGTAGATAGCAGCCGTGTCGTGTCAGGGGAGGTCAATAACGTGCTGAACGCTTCGATAGGCAAGCACACCTCGCTGGTTGCAGGTATTGCGAAGGACAGTGGCGAAGTGCTTGACGTCCTCCTCATAGGGGGAGGCGATGGTACACCTGCATCCGGGCTTGAAATCATGATGATCGCCAGTGCGGTACTGACCGCAGCAGCTGATGACGTGGAGTTCCAGGAAGTGTTCCAAGGGCTGCCCTCGATGATTAAAGGGCAGGAGCGAACCTACGGGTCTGTAAAACTCACTGCCAAGACCATGGATCAGCTGGGAACGTGGTTCATCGCCTCGCCGGTTGAACAGGGTGGCGGTAAGCGCGACAAAGGCTGACTTCAAGAACTGATTCCACGGATGGTGGCACGCGAAGTTGTGCTGAGAATGAGGTACTCCCGGTCGCATGGTTCGGCGCCGTCGGCGTCAGGCGACCGTCCCATGGAAATGGAGTACATACGATGGCAAACCTTACCCAGTTGGAACGCGACTTCATCAACCTGCTGCGTCAGCTGAATGATCGGCAGCGGCAGGACTTGATGCGGATTCTGGAGGCGTTCAGCAGGTCGGCCGCGTAAGGGCGAGAGAAGCGGACCCCGGCCACTCGTCGGGGTTTCATATGAAAAGGCCCCATTGATTGGCGGGGCACTGGTCGGGCCTAGTCCATAGGCGCCCTCGACAAGGGCGAAGACCAAGGATAATTAGAATGATTAAGGACTGCTGGGGCTAAACATTGAATACAATTTCTCCATATACAATTCGCTGCTTCAATCCCTTGCTCAAGGGTAAAAAGACCGAAGATTCATACTCGCCCCTTGGCGAAATCGGTCAGTTTGATATGTACAAGATTTTCAAAGATTACATAGCCGGCAAAGGGAAGAAGTATCATCTGGTAAAAGATCAAAACCAGATTTATGCTTTTGTCGGATTCAAGTTTGATGATGCGAAACGAGAGTTTCGAGGGGTGCTAAGGGCTGGTTCCTATGGCAGTCGAACTGACATTGTGAATATTGATACTGGGAATGTTGACTTCAAGCGGCTTGAAAAAAATGCCGAAGTTCTTAATCATTATGTAAGGTTTTTTGTTCCGCAAAAGCTCAATGAAGGTGTTGTGCTGCTGCATAATCAAAAGAATGTCGGTATTAAGACTTTGATTTATGACCTTCTGCGGACCGAATTTTCGCGTGTCACTGGCCGTGTTTTACAAATGAATCCTCTTTCCTATGAGAAGGCATTTGATGAATGGAAAAAGGCTGTTGCGAAAGAAATTAAGCTGGTCCGTTTCTCTGGCATGGATACGATTGAAGATCAAATAAGAAAGCTTGGCCACGATGAGGCTGAGCAAACTTATGTTATTAAGGCACCTCGCCGTAAAAATCTCGGCGCCTTTGTGGATTACATAACGCCTGGGTCAGCTCAAAACGCAGCTATTGAGGTGCTTGAGCCTCTGTGTGCAGAGGTGAAGACAGTAGTGGAAATGAACGGGCGGAAGCGAACCTTCCGACTTGGCGGTAGTCGAACTGGACAGGTTTGTGAAATTGACGTCGAGGAAGATAAGGTTACAATTACCGCTGGAAATCCCGATATCAAAGAGTTGGATGCATGGTGTAAGATGCTCCTGAATGAATTCCTGACGACCATTTATCCGGGGATGGGTATAAAGGTATGAGTAGCAAAATTGATATCAAGGAGATTGTACTTGGCCACTTTGGAACCTTGTCAAAGGTTGATGGTGGTTGGTCTTGGTTTGATTTTGTAACTTTTTGTTGTGTTCCAGTAGTATTCGGAGCTGGTAGCCTTGCTGCTGGCTTCTCGCTAAATAAAGATATTGCATCGCTGCTAGTGAATTTTGGCGCAATTTTCACCGCTTTGCTGCTTTCTGTTCTAGTCTTGGTTTATGATCAGGAAAGTAAAATTGATGACAGGAATCAGCGTGATGCTGAGCTGAAACGCCCGGCGGACACCTTCTTCTCCGCGAAGAAAAGATTGCTCGATGAGCTTTATTATAATATTAGTTATTCGATATTGACCTCGCTCGTGCTTATTGCTCTGTGCTTTTCTTTTTCGATATCTGATAGTTTTATTGCTCCTGGTGCAACGTCGCTATCTGTGTCGTCTGTGCTTTCCAAATTCGTGTTCACGCCGCTTGCCGTCTTCGTCACTGTTAATCTCTTGTTGACTATCGTGATGATCGTGAAGCGCCTGCACTCACTGCTGCGGATGAAGTGACGGAAGAAATGGAGGCCCCTTGGGGGCCTTCTGCTATTCCTGCATCCGTTTCCACTCCCGCTCCAGCGCCCGCTTCGCACTGTTCTTGCTCTGATACAGGTGCGTCAGCCTGCGCGGTTTGGCCTGATCCCCCTCGGTCAGCTTTTGCTGCTTTCCAGTCTTCGGATCGCGGTACCAGGCGACGAGGCCGGTGTAGCCGTCGTTGAGCTTGGTCGCTTTGTCGACCAGGTCCGAAACGTCGCCCTCTGGCAGCTGCGACTCCAGTTCCAGCGAGGTGGTGAAGCTGTCCGGGGTGAAGCTGTGGCGGATGTTGCCCCCGAGCCAGATGATTTCGGCGATTTCGGGTTTCACCCCCGCGAGGTTGTAGGTCATGTCAGGTACCAGGTCTGGGCGCCCCTTGGCCAGCGTATAGCTGAGGGTGGCGGTGCCGCGCTGTAGCCGGTTCAGCTCCGCCCGCGCGGCCTTCAGTGCGCTGGCCTGGTCGGTGTAGCTGTGGCGCAGCTCCTTGATGTTCTCGCCTTCGCCGGCAATGGCTTCCTTCTTCTCGGCGCTGTTGACCTCGTAGTAGTAGGCCTTGACGCAGGTATAGGCATCGCGGTTCGCCTGGAGGAAGCGGTGTTGGTCGCCGTCTTCGCGGGTGAGGATGATGTGGGGCAGCTCCAGGCCGCTGGCGGTGACGGCCTTGCCGGTGGGCATGAACAGCAGCCGACCGGCCTTGATCGCCGCGATTGCGTCGTGGTCCCGGCCTAGGCGGGTGAGCAGGTTGGCGTCCGACTCGTTGGCCTGGTCCAGGTGCGCGATGTTCAGTGTGGCCAGAGCGGTGCCGATCAGCGGGCTGAGCCCATAGGCCGAGGCGATGGTGGTGAGGATTGTTGCCAGCGGGGTGGCATCCCAGGAGCGCTCCCGCTTGACCTTCAAACCACCGCTCAGGTCTGCGCTGCGTGCCCGAATGTTCAGTGTGTCCGGGGCGCCGCTGTGCTCGGTCTCGTCGACGTTGTAGCGGCCCTTGTAGATCAGGCCGATGTCGTCCCAGCCGAGCCAGAGGTCGATGGCGGCGTCCCGGGGCGGGATGGCGAGCAGGCCGTCGTGGTCGCTCAGTGCAATGTCCAGCTGGTCCGCTTCCATGCCGCGGTTGTCCGTCAGCTCGATGCTGATGAGCCGGCGCTCGAGGATGGCGGTGATGTTGTTGCCGGCGACGATCACTTTGCAGATCGGCCGCGGGTAAGCGGTGGCGTCGCGGTAGCGCTGCGCCGCCTTGTCGAGCAAGCCAGCAGCCTGGCCAATGAGGGTCACAGCAGGCGCCCCAGTACGCCGCGCAGGGCGCCGCCACCCACACCAATCAGGCTGCCTAGCATGTCGATCCGGCCGTCATCGATGCGCTTGAGGTTGATGGAGAAGTCGTAGCTTCGTGGGGTGCCGTCGTCGAAGAACACTTGCTGCGTCTCGCTGATCGAGGTGATGACCCACACGCCATAGATGCGCCCGGTACCGCCGATCAGGGGCCAGGCCTTGCCGGTGTCCGCCATGCGGCGTAGCACATCCAGGCTCAGCGGTGACCCGACCAGGCTGGGGTACAACTTGCCCGGCAGCGTGATCGTGTCTTCGCCGCGGCCGAGGAACTGGCTGGCCGGGTTGGTGCCAATGCGGCTGGTGGAGCTGTGCCGCCATTCCGTGGAGCGTTGCAGCTCCTGATACACAAGGGTCGGCAGGCCGAAAATGAATGCGCCGAGGGCCATCATCATGGTGGTTACTCCTGATCGCTGAGGGCGCTGCGGCCGCGTACCTGGGATGCACGCTGTGCCTTGGCGACTTCGGCCGCGACCATGCGCGCGAGTTGTTGTTCGTCCATGCCAGGGGCGGCGTGGATGTTGAAGACCATCGGCGCGGCGCCCTGTGCCGATGCAGCGCCACCGGGGGGCGAGGCCGAGAGTGGCGGGCGGTTGTCCATGGCCATGGTGCTGCCGGCCGCACCGAAACCGATGTTGCCGGCGGCCACGAGCTGCTTGCTCATGCCGTTGATCGCGTTCAGCGGGCCCTGCTGGCCCTGAGTCAGCCCTTGTTCCAAGCCTTCCATGGTGTAGCCGCCCAGGGTAGCGAACACGCGGGAGGGCGAATGGATGCCGAGCTTTTCCTTGAACCAGCTGATGGTGTTCTCGCCTGCGCCTGTGATGGCGCTCTTCACCGCCACGAGGCCATCGGTGATGCCTTGCACCAGGCCCTGCATAAGCATGCTGCCGAACTCGCTGAACGTGCCGGGCAACTCGACCCCGAAGTAGCCCATCACCGCGGCGAAGGCGCGGTAGAACAGCCCAAGCGGGCTGAAGTTCAGGATCACGGCCGCGATGCCGGCGAGGCCGCCGTCGAAGCCGGCCTTGATCTCTGCCCACAGGCCAAGGAAGTAGCTGCTGATCGGGTCCCAGTAGCGATAGATGAGGTACGCGGCGGCGGCAATGGCCATCACTGCCAGGCCGATGGGGTTCATCATCAGGGCCCGACCAAGCCACAGCACCGCTTTACCCACCCAGAGCAGCCCGCCGCCGAGCCCCTTGAGGGCCGATATCGCGCCGAGGCTCTTGATGCCGAACAGGGTGATGGCGTAACGGACCATCGCGAACGGGCCCAGGAAGCTTGCCAGCATGAGCGTGAGCCCGCCGCCGACGGCCAGCAGCAGTGCCAGGCCGGCCGCCGTCTTGACGATGGCAGCTGTAAGGGCAGGGTGTGCGCTGACCCAGTCCTTGACCTTGACTGCCAGCTCCCCGACGCCATTGATCAGGTCCTTGAGTTCCGGCGCGATGGTGGCGCCGATCTGGCTCATGGCGTTGGTCCAGCTGCCCTCGGCGGCCTCGATGGTGTTGGTGAGGGTGCTGAGCTGCTCGTTGACGCGGGTGCGCAGGTCGGCCTGGTCCTTCATCTTCGCCGCGACTTCGTTGTAGCCGTCCATACCCTTGTTCATCATCGTGTTCAGCACCTGCAGCGTTTCGGAGTCGTCGCCGTAGATGCTCTTGATCAGGCCGAGCCTGTCTTCGGTGCTCAGGACCTTGAGCTTGTCCAGCTGCTTGTACAGGTTGTCCAGGCCGCCGAACTCGCCCTTGCCGTCGGTGAAGTCGAGCTTGAGCTTGATGCCCGAATCCTTCTGCAGGCCTTCCAGCGCTTTCTGGATCTTGCCGCTGTTCATCGAGGCCTGGAACACCTTGCGGAAGGCGTTACCGGCGCTTTCGCCGGCCATGCCGGTCTGGTCCATCATCACGAGCAGCGGGGCGAAGGTGTTGGCGGCCTCCAGCCCAGACTTCTTGATGATGTCCATCACCGGGCTGATCTTGCTGAAGCCCTGGAGCATGTTGGTGTCGTCGACGCCCAGGTAGAAGGCACGCTGGATCGTGTCCATCAGTCCCATCATGTCGGCTTCGGTTGTCCTGGTCGCGTCCTGCATCTTGGCGGCGAACTCGGCTGCAGCAGCCACCGGTTTCTGCAACTGCACGCCCAAGTACGCAGCAGCTTCGCCGGTGCCGCCCAGGATCGATGTGGCGCTGATGCCTTGCCTGCGCAGCATGGTCATCATGTCCTGGAAGTCTGCGGTGGTGCCCGGCAGCTTGTCGCCCAGGGCGGTGGCCAGGTCGCTGATTTTCTGGAAATCCTCGGACACCTTGCCGGCCCCGTCCATCATGGCGACTTTGAGCTGGGTGGCAGCATTTTCGGCAGGCGCGAAGGCGTCCACTAGACCCTGGAGCGGGCGGGAAATCGCGTAAGCGCTGCCGAGGCCGGCGGCGCCGCTGGCGGCCATGCCCCCCGCGACCTGCTGAGCCTTGTCGAACTGCCCCCGGGCTGCGGCCAGGCGCTTCTGCTGCTGTACCAAGCCCTGCATCTTTGCGGTTTGCGATGTGACTGCCTGGTTGGTTGCTTCGATTCGTTGCTTGAGGTCGCGGGAGTGCTGGCTCAGGTTGCGCGTACTGATGCCGGCTTCGTTCAAGCGGCTGCGCAGGCCCTGCAACTGGGCCTGTTGGTCCTGGTGCTTCTGCTTGAGCGCTGTGGCTTCACGAATGGCGCCTCGCAGATCCCGCTGCATCTGCCGGGTAGGCGCGCCTGTTGCTGCCATCTGGCGGCCGAAGTCGGCCACCTTGTCGCGGGCAGCCTGTAATGCGGACTCCGTTTGCCCAGCCGCGGTGCGCAGCGTCCGCCAACTGCTCACGTCGGCTTGCTGTGCCTGCAAGACCTTGAGCTGGTCGCGGGAGTCCTTGAGCGCTCGGCCAAGGCCGATGCTGCCCTGGGTGATTGCGCGGATCGGTCGGGTGGCGCGGTCGATGGCCTGGAGGACAACCTCCATCCGCAGGTCATTGGCCATTGCTCTTCTCCCAGCGACTTCTGGCGCGCTCGCGCCAGTCCATCAGATCCGAAAGGGGCAGGGGATCCATGTCCGCCGGCCCCCAGTGAAACACCATCGCGAGGTCAGCCATGGCGTCTTCTACGCAATGAGGGCAGCTTCCTTCGCCGACTTCGTCAGCAAAAAACTGGCCACCGCGACACCGCACTGGAGTAGGTCGGCAGGGTCCATGCGACCAATCTCGTGGTCGGTCAGGCTCGGGGAGGTGATGCGCGGTAGCACCTTGCGCAGGGCCAGCACGTCCATGTGTGCCAGGTCCGACAGGCTCACGCCGCGCAGCTCGCCGGCCATGGGCTTGCGCAGCGTGACCTGGCCGATGGTGGTCTCGCCGCGGATGATCGGGGTGTCGAGGGTGATGACTTCCTCGTTGGCGTTCTTGGCCGGCGCCTGAGTGTCCTGGGCGGCGGTGGAGGTGTTCGATTCAGGGGTTGCCATGGGTGTTCTCCTTGGGGGCATAGAGGCCTGGCCTCGTGCGCCTGGCGGTCAGGTTCAGAGGCCGATGGCCTTGCGGTGGGCGGCGAGCAGGTCCTCGCCGTCAACGGTGAACACGAAGTTGAGCAGGTCGATTTCCATGATGACTTCGCTGTCGACCGTGAGCTTGTAGTAGGTGCAGGTGGTGCTGAGCTGGTGCTCGGTGTCCTCGCCCGGGGACGACTCGCCGAAGTCGATTTCTTCATGTCGGCCGCGGACCGCGACCTCGACCGCACTCACGGTGCCGTCGTCGTCGCGCTGCACGGAACCTGCGAAGCGCAGTTGCACGCCGTCGGCGCGCACGGCGCCATACTGGCGCAGGGCGATGAGGTCCCAGCCGCCGATGGTCCAGGCGAGCACGATCCCGTCGTCGCCGAACCCCAGGTCGACCTTCACAGGGCCCTCCATGCCGCCGCCACGGAAGGCCTCCATCTTGCGGCTCAGCTTGGGCAGGGTGACGCTCTTGACGACGCCCTGGTAGCTGTTGGCGTCGTTGAACAGGTTCATGTTCTTGAGTTTCTTGGGCAGGGCCATGGTCAGGCGCTCCTATGGCGCGGCCGACGCCGCGCGGGTCGATGGGTCAGGCTGCGTTGACGCTTGCGGCGAAGGTCATGAGGTAGCGGTCGGTGATGCGCTGGCGGAACAGCAGGTTTTCCAGGGGCGGTACGGGGGTGTAGTCGTAGTCCAGGAAGAGCTTGCCGGCCTTGAGCGTGTCTTTGTCGTTCGCGGCAGGGTCGTACCAGCACTGGCCGTCGATGATGTAGCCGGCGGTTTTCAGCTCGCGGAACTTGGCGTTGACCCCTTCGATGATGTCCTTGACCAGGCTGCCGTGCATTGGCTTGTCGACGGCCCAGAAATGCGCGTCGGCCATGGTGTCGGCCAGCACCTGGGCGGTGCGGGTGTAGTTCTCGAAGGCGAACAGCGGGTCGGCGCTGGTGGTGCGGTTGCCCCAGAAACGGAAGCCTTCGCGGCGGATCAGTGTGGTGACTTCGGCGGCGTTGAGCAGGCCGGCGTCGGTGGCGGGGTTCTGCAGGTCCCAGAAGATGTCGCGGGACAGGCCGGTCACGCCGTTGACTGGCATGTTCGACAGGGTCTTGTGCCAGCCGACTTGCTCATCGATCTTCGCCCGCAGCCCCAGGGCGCGCGCCACGGCCGAGGCCGGGGCGTTGCTGCTGGTGGCGGTGTCCCAGTTCACGAAGTCGGGCCAGATGAGCATCAGCTCGCGGGAGCCGAACCCGTCGCGGTAGGCGATGGCATCCGATACGTTCTCACAGCCCCAGGCGCTGGCGTACGAGAACGCCCGCATTTTCTCCGCGATGGCAGCCAGCTCGGTGGTGACGGGGAGGTTGTCCATGCCGGGCACGCCGAGGATGCGCGGGCGCACGCCGAGCTGGACCTCTGCAGCCAGCAGGGCCTTGAGGCCGGTGTACTGACCTTGAGGTGTCACACCGCCGATGATCTTGGTGGTCTGGTCTGCTTCTTTGGCGGCGGCATCGGCGCCTTCGCCGTCGGCGACGCGCACCACGACGGTCACGGGGCTGGCCTGGTCGGCGATGGCGTCGAGGCTGCGCGCGAGGGTGCCCAGCTCCCCGGCCTTGCCGGAGGCGGTGAGCACATCGGTGAGCAGCACGGGCGTGTTGAGCGGGAAGGCGGCGGCATCGGCATCGCTAGCGGTGCAGACCATGCCCACCACGGCGGTGGCGATAGTGCGTATCGGGCGGGTGCCCTCGTTGATTTCGAGGACGCGGACGCCGTGATGGTAGTCGGTGGCCATGGGGCAGCTCCTGCTGGGCGTTATGCCGGTTCAGTGAGCCTTGAGGGTGACGCGCGCGCGCAAGGGGGGCGAGCGGCGCGCTATGTAGCGGGTCGCGTTACAGCTTGTCACTGCAGTTGTGCGGCCGCCCATGATGGTGCGGCCGGGCGTTGTTGGCTGTCGGGGAAAGCTGCGGACTGTGGCCAGTCTCGAAGATTTTGCAAGTACTCAAGCAGTTCCGCGAATTGTTCTTCGTTCAGCGTTGTGATGGAGCCCATTTCTGACTGGTCGCGATGGCGCTCCCGCAGCCAGATCACGCCAGCCAGCGTCGCGTCACGCCATGCGCGTTCATCGGCTTCGACATCGACCGGTCGTTGGACGAGATAGGGTAGCCCGCTGGCGTCATGGGTACGGACCATACCGGCGGCTGGGTTTCCGATAACATCGATGTAAAGCGCATCGGAGATCTCCACAGCATCCTGGGGGATGTCCGAGTGCAGGCCTTCCAAGTAGGTTGTCAGCGTACTTTGACTGTAAAGGCGCTTCATCGGTTACCACCCCACAGTGATGTAAGAAATGTCATAGCCGGTGCCTCCGGCAGCAGAGTAGAAGACAGCCCCCGTCAAGCTCGGCGACCCCGTCGACACAGCCCCGCTTGGCGATTTTGACCCACCAAATGCTGCAAGGCAGCGACCGAATCCGTTCGGGAAGGCCATCGGCCAGTTGACGGTCACCGATGCCGCGCTGGGCTTATTGACCCAGCCCCACTGGAGCACCAGGCCACCAAGCCAGCTTGGCAAAACGATGTAGCCATTCGTGCTGAAACTGGCCGAGAAACCCCAGCGCAGCTTGCGGGATGTGATCGCTTTCGTATCGTCTGCGCCGGCGTTCACCTCGCTTTGAGAGGCAAGGGCAACTGTCCCGCGGGCCGCCTCCGTTGCCTGGGCGACTTTCTGGTCAACTTGCGTTTGGGTGTAAGCGTCTTGAATGCCCAGGCCGGATAGGGTTGATGGGTTGTCACCCGCGATAACTCGGCCGTATTTGTCCACTGTGGTCTTGGCGTAGCTGCCGGCCACGACACCGGTCCTGCCGGCAAGCATCTCGAAGGCCAGCGCTGTGGCGCCGAGGACGATGGGCGCATCCGTCACAAGCTGCCAGACGCTGTCACCGTTTACCGTGCCGCGTTCAACGGGCACGAACAGGCCAGGTGTCACTTCTTCTGAGATGTCCGCGTCGGCTGCGCGTGCCCACGCATTGTTAGCTGCCACATAGATGCCGTTGTCCTTTGCCGCTACCTGATCCTTTACCAGCACGCGGGCGCCCGCAGGCACGGCGACGCCATCGATCGTCTGTAGCCCGTTGAGCGCGATGGCGGCAGTTGAGGCAACCTGCACCGACTGCTTGGCATCTTGCTTGTTCACGACGGCGATGATTGCTGCGTCAACATACTCACGTGTTGCCAGCACGATGCTGGGGTCGATCCTGAGTTGCACGGCCTCGGTACTGCTGATGATCAGGACCATGCGGAGGACCTGAGTTCGGCCGGAGCCCTCTGACATTTGGGGCTTGTAGCTCGGCGGGCAGTTGCTCACCGCAAGCATGTCACCGGCAGCGTCGTACAACGCCATTTCGCGCAACCAGTAGCCGCCTTCAGTTTCGGGAATGATCAGTTCGGCGATGACCTGGTTCGCATTCTTCGGGTCGACCACAAGGTTGTTGAGATTGGCGCGGTATCGCTCGTTGATCAGCGCCGTTTGAGTGCGGTTCGGCACTGGAAGGTTTCCGTTACCGTCGCCTACGGCCATTTTGCTGATCTGCAGCTGTGTGCCCAGGGCCGTGGCGTTGGCGAGCTTCGCCTCGCCGACGGCCGTGAGAATCGCGAAGTAGGTCTGGCTCATTGATAAACACTCAGTGTGTCGATGGAGTGCTCGGCTCCGGCGAGCAGCAGTGTTGGGCTGCTGACTTCGATGGGGCCGGGCGCATAGGGATAGACGGTCAGGATTTCGCCATCGATGGCGGATGCCGCGAGCCAGGCGTTGCCGCGCGTTTCCAGGCTGATTACCAGGCCGGTGAGGTGTCGACTGACCGGGCGGGCATCGTCAATCAGCCACACCAATTCCTGGTACATGGGCTCGGTTATACCGGTGTCGAGCACGCCGATCTTGAGCGCAAACGTCCCTGGAACGCCGACCGGGTGCGTTTGCCACCACTCGATGATCTCGATCAGATAGCCGAGCGGTTCGACGACGCGACGCAGTGCTCCGATAGTGCCCTTGTGGGCATGGATGAAGTACGCCGCCGAAATGGCCCCACGCTTTGCGCGTTCGGGCCAGGCCTGTGACCATCGGTCAACGGAGAATGCCCAAGCGAGGTATGGCAGTAATTCAGCGGGACATGTTTCCGGGTTCCAGAGATCGCGAAGCGGGACGGGCACCCGCTCGATCTGTGCCAGCGCTTCGGCGGCAAGCCGCTCCAGTTCACTGGCGTTACCCGGCAGCAGGTGCGCGGTCATCACTCAGCCACCGAGACGCTGTAAGCGGTGCAGTGCGGGGCTTGGGTCAAGTCCGCGACAATATCGAACCACCCTGGCAGCTCGACCCGACGAACGCCCTCTATGTGCAGTGCGGCATCCAGGGCTGAACGGTTGACCTCTTGGCCCAGCCGCCGGCGGGCATTGACCAGGGCTGCAAGGCGGGCTTCGGCGGATGACCGGATTGGCTCGGACTCAGGGCCTGAGCTGTTCAGGTAAAGCAGGGCTTGCACGGTGTACGGCAACACTTCCGCGCTTTGCACCGTTAGGCGGTCTGCAACCGGGCGTCGGTCGTCGTCGCTCAGATACGCAGTAACAACCGCGAGCAGGTCCTCTGCGGCTAAGCCGGTCTCCAGGGTGCTCTGCACGGTGACGACAACTTCAGCCGGGGCTGGGCTGATGGCGGTAGCATCGGCGACCCGGCCGTCTGCGGTGCGGGCGTGGAAGATATACGCGTTTCGGGGGCCGGCGGTACTCAGGCCTTCCATCGCCATCTGGATACGCTCGCGCAGGGCATCATCCTGTTCAAGCACGGTTGGCTCGGGTGGTACCGTCTCGGGGGCGGCGGGTGTGATGACCAGGCGAGCGACGTTGAAGCGAGCGCCGATCTGCTCCAGGTCAGCACCGCGGGCGAAGGGTAGCAGGACCGCCAGCGCGGCTTCGTTGACGCGCTGGCGGAGCAGGGCCTCGCGGTAGGCGTTTTCCTGGATGAGTTTTGTGAGCGGCTCGGACTCCAGCGCAAGGGTGGCTGCCACTTCTTCCTGCTGGTCTGCTGGCCAGAGGCTCACGGCATAGGCCTTGCGCTCGGCAAGGATCAACTCAAAGTCGATCTGCTCGACAACGCTCGGTGCCGGCAGCTGGCTCAGGTCGATGGGGGTGAAGGTGCTGGTCATACGGCCGCTCCCAGCGTCAGTGGAACACGCAGGCTGAATGATTCATTCGTGTCGGTGACGGTGCCCTCAACGTCGAGAATGGCGCCGCCTGGCGTGGTGGTGGGTGTGAGTTCGACGCGGCTGAGGCGGATACGCGGCTCCCAGCGCATGACCGCCATGGTGATAGCTGCATAGGCCTGTAGGCGGGTTGCGCTGTTCAGCGGCCAGTCCATCAGGTCGGTCATCTGGCTGCCGTATTCGCGGCGCATGACGCGGGTGCCGATGGGGGTGGTGATGATGTCTGCGATGGACTGGGCCAGGTGCTGATAACTGGTGAGGGTGCGTCCGCTCTTTGCGCCCATGCCGATCATTCGGTCTTCTCCGGTAGGCCCGTCTTGGCAGGGCCAGACATCACGCCGCCGTGTGGGTGTTTGACCAGGCTTGTGCCGGCGGCCACCACGTCTTCGCTCACGACCACCTTGCCGGCGACTGTCTGGTTACCGGTTTGGGTGTAGTCACCTTGGTGGGTAATCGGGCCGACGATGTGAATGCCCCCATCGCTTACCAGGTTGGTGGTGCCGCCGGCCGGCAGTGTTGCGTTGAGGTGGTGGGCAACGCTGTCGTATTCAACGGTAGCGCCGTCCGCATAGGTGCGGCGGTGCAATCCCGCGCGGTCACCATTGGCTGGGTTGGCATCGCTATATAGGCCGGTGAGCGCGATGCCCTGGGCGAGTTGCCCGGAGGGGCTGAACAGCACGACTTGCTCACCGACGGTGGGCGGGTCCCACTCCTTGGAGGTGCCGGTGCGCAGCGCGAACCAAGGCAGCCAGGCGGTGAGGATCTTGCCGGTCTTCACCCGAACGCGGGGCGGCGAGATCTGCACTTCGGCAACGGTGCCGATGCGGATGAGGTTTTCGATCAGGCGGGAGAGTTCGGCGATCTGGTTCATGCCGCTGATGCTGCGGCGCGCGCGTGCGGGGTGCACGCAGCGCTCAGTGTAGCGATGCTCGGTACAGGTATAGCGAGTGGGGTACGTTAAGCAGTGAGGCTTTGTATTTGATGGATGAAGCGCACAAAGTGGTGGAGTAGAGCGTGATCTTTCTCAGAAATACCGTCCGGATCAAAATGCATGACGTTATTTCGAATAATTCTGATCTTGTCGAGTTCCTCTACAAATATTTTACGATCAACCTTTATGCCGGTCTTCTCCCAGAGGTCCGATTTTTGAAAAAGGCGAATGTATTCGCCAAAGGTTAAGTCGGCTACGGTTTCAATTGTTCTGTCGGACATGTTTGGGTCGGCAGTGGATTTTAGTTCTTTTTTGGTGAATTTTTCATCAATTAGTTTTCTGATATGATTTTCTATTTCAGATAGTAGTAGAAATGGTTCAGAAAGTTGCTTGAATTGCATGCTTAAGTCGGCGGTTGTTATAATCCCGGTGATTTTTTTGTTTTCCGATCTTACCAGGACGTAATTGTTTTCGACAATGCGGGGGATTGCGGAAAAAATTGAGTCGGATGACTTGATTTCGTCATGAGGTTTCATATAGTCCCGGACGAATTTTGAAGCCTCCTGGGTAAGAGCTAGTTTCGGTCCGACGCTCTCCCAGCTGATTACTCCTTTTACTTCCCGTTCATTTGTCATGACTGGAAGTTGAGAGTAGTCGTGCCGTAGCATAAGTGTAACGGCTTGATTTAATGTATCGTCAGGTTTGACGCTAATCAATGTCATATTCGCCGCGGGAAGTCGACTTACCCGAAAAGCAGGTTCTGCCGCTGCGCCTGAAACTAGCTCATGTGGAGTTATTGTCTCCCCATCCATTGTGCTATTTGTTTCGGCATTAAGGGTTGTCTCTGTTACTGTAGCTTGCTCGCTATTTTTTTCTTTGGTTATTGGGCTGGGCTGATCGGATTTTCTATAAAACTTGATCGTAGCATCCAATGGAACGCTTTCGAAATCTGGGTGTGTGTGAATGTTGAGTTTATTGAAATAGTTTCGGATTATGTAAACGTCTCGAGTGCTTCTTCGAGTTGATCCGACCCAGCTCATTAACTGTCTTACAGTTATGGGTTCTGGCTCTGTTTCGTCATCGAGGGCGCGGCTAATTCTAATGGCTTTGGTATAAAAGCTTAAGATGGAAGTGGCGCTTGGCTTACTTTCTAAATCATGTTTCATGGTCATTTTTTGACTGCTTAGTATTGGTTTTGGCGATCTGATGTTGCGTCAGAGTATCGCCCGCATGACGTTTAAGCTGGTGCTTAGAGTGACTTATGCGGTGAAGATTTTGCAAGAGCTTGTGCTTTCTGCGAAAGAGCCAGGCAGCTACAGCCCCAGCTCAGCCTACCAAGTGCTCCAATAGGCGGTCCCGAATCATTGCGAGGTCGGCATCGGTGAAGCCGAGCAGCTCTCGACGCTCGTATTGGACATCGGTCTGGCCGCGTCCAGGGCAATCCCGTAGACCGTATTGGTGGACCCGGGCGATCCTGGCCACGCGACCCGAAAAGGCAATGGCGACGGAGCCGGGCGTACTGCGCAACCTCAGGTACTTGGCCTGACGGAGCTTGGCGAACATCTGCCGCTTGATGCGACCGATCTTGCCACGCAACTGACGGGGCTTGCGCGCAGCATAGGGAGTGCCGTTCGGGTTGCGCTGAGTGGCAATGCGTTGCTGCTGGCTGCGGCGAAGTTCGCGGCCGATGGTGCTGCCGAGCTTTCTCCGCTCGCCTGGGGACAGCTTGGCGAGTAGAAGTCCGGCCCATTCTTCAAGAGCTTGCAGATTCTCGGTCACAGCTCGAAGTCCGGCTCATCTGGGTGGGTGACATCCAGTTGGCCGTTGTCCAGGCGCTTGACGAGTACACGCTCGGTCAACGGCAGGCTAAGTGACATATCGACCTTGCCGCCGTCCAGGATGTCGGCCTCGAAGGCGATGGCATCCTTCCCGCGCTCCAAGTTGGTCAGCAGTTGAGGCTGTTGGCGGCGCAGCCACTCAAGCACCGGGATGAACACGGTATCCGGGTGTCCCGCGAAGTCGGTCAGGATCACCTGCAGGGTGTAGGTGTACTCGAACGACAGGCCTGTAGCTGCTGTACAGCGGACGCTGCCGGCATCGATGAAGATCAGCAGCCAGTCGGGGTTCTTCGTGAGCCCTTCGACACGGTTGAGCAGATGTTCGCGCAAGCTGTTGGGCTTGTTCACTGCGCCTCCGCGCGGTCTTGGCTGCGAGACTGGATGACGCTGTCGACCTTTGCCGCGCACTCTGCCCAGGCGCTGAGTAGGTAGTCGTTATCGTCGCTCAGGCCATCATTGCTGGTTGGCGCCGCCGGGTTGAGCGTGCAGGGGGTGACGACTGGGCAGCCACTGACGATAACCGTCGGCTCCGGATAAGGCCGGGCGCTGGTGCATCCGGCGAGCAGCGTCAGGGAGAGGCTGAGTGCCCCAATCGCGAAATAGCGGGTCATCGCGGCGGATCTCCTGTTTCTTGAGGTGGTCGGTGGCGGCGGCCTGACGCAGGTTACTGATGGTGGTCAGCAGGTTCTGCTGGGCGAGTTGCTGGTTGGCCAGTTCGCCACCCATGCGGACGATGGTCGCGGACTGGCGCTGGCTACGCTCGGTGACGGTGGCGAGCCGCTGCTCTGCCAGCGCTGTGCGGCCTTGCTCGGTCTTGCTGCGCTGGTGGTAGCCCCACACGAGCAGTGACAGGGCGCCGAGCAGGGCGATGCTATAGAGGGCCTGACGGAGGGTGGTCATGAAAGAAACTCGCCCAGGTAGAACAAGCGAAATTCTTCCGGTGTGTGGAACTGGCGGGCTTCGAGCAGGGTGGTGCCCATGTCGAACGGCCAATAGTGGCGCTCGAGGTTGCCGGCGATCTGCACCAGGCGCAGCAACAAATCGTTTTCAGGGGCGTGCTTGCCCATTTCACGCATAAAACGTGGGGTGGTGGCATAGAACGCACCGGCGCGGTATGCGGCGGACTCCAGCCAGTCGAATTCGTCGTAGAACCAGTAGTACTCCGCAGGGTTTTCCGATTCAGGGAAGATGTCACCGTCTGCCAGAACCAGAGCGCCGGGTAGGCGGGCCTGTACCTCTGCTTTCATGTCGACAAGGGTGTTGAAACAGACCTTTTTCCCGGTGCCCAAATAGCACTTGGCGAAACGGATCAGGCGCTCGGTCTTGCCGGTTTGCCGCGGGCTGATGTCGAGATAAGCGATTTTGTTCATGCTGCCTCCTGTCCGCAGCCGCACTTGGCGTGCTGCTCATACGCTCTTTCGAGCTTCACGTCGTAAAGGTTGCGGGCGTAGGCTGGGCCGTTGTAGCCCTTGGCGAAGGCCGCCCATTTCTTGCCCTTGAGGGCCTTGTGCAGGTTCGGGTCGGCTTCGATGAAGCGGATGAAAGCCTCGAACTGCTGGTGCTCGTCCTGGCCCATGAGCCGGACGAACTCTTCAACGCTGGCGTAGCCAAGGCGCTGGGCGTGGTAGCCCATGATCTGGAACGCACCCCAACTGGCCGATTCATTGGCGCACAGCGGGTTGAGCATGCGGGCCTGCGCCAGACGCTGATGCTCGGCAGTGCCGCCGATGTAGCCTCCCGGCTTGATGTTGACCAGGGCCGGATACTGCTCGGCCAGCTCGTCGGCATGGCGGCGAAGTGCGCTCTGGTCGTCACCATCGATGCGCGGCACCGCCAACCGCTGGTACATGACGTGGCGCTCGAAGAGGATCTTCGGACGGCCGTTGGCGAGGAAGCCTTCGCCCAGGCTCTCCACCTCGTTGACGGCGTAGACAACAGCCAACTCAACGCCCAGGCGCTCGGCCGCGGCCATGAGGTTTGCATCCTTGAGCAGATGGCCGCAGTTGGCACCGCCCAGCGAGGCGAGCGTCTTGGGGCCAGCGATGCCGTCGGCCACCAGGCCATTGGAGCGCTGGTACACCCGAACGGCGGCTTCGGTCGCGTCGCCGTAGGCCCCGTCCATGGCCAGCTTGGCCCCTTTGGTGTTCAGCTTGCGTTGTAGTTCACGGACGGCGCCGGATCGGTCGCCGAAGTGCAGTGTCTGGCTCATAGGCTTGGCCTCAACAGTGCGGCGACATTGCCGCGGGAACGGTGAATCAGGGTGCAGGTCAGCACGGCGGTAATCGCCTGCCACAGGCTCACGGGGGGCTGGTAGAGCAGAACCTCCAGCCCGTTGATGCACAGGGCTGCGCCGAACAGGCTGGCCAGCAGCGAGATGCCACGTCGGTACCGGGCCCCGCTGCGGCTGTAGCAGGCAAGGCGCAAGGCGCCCAACAGGTAGGCGAAGGCGGTTACCAGCGGAACGGCCAGGGCGATGGTGGACATGTCAGCTCCCCCCTCTGATACGACGGACGATCTCGAACAGGTCGGCCTGTTCTACCCAGACCATGGCCTTGATGCTGATCGGGATGACCACCAGGGCGCTTGCGAAAGCAGCGCCGCCGTTGTTGATGATGGGCAGCAGCTTCAGTGCGACCGGGGCAAACAGGTAGCCGACACCGGCTGAGAGCAGCAGCGAGCCGAGCCGTTGCCAGGGTTTCAGGTCGCGCTTGATGCTGGTGACCAGCCAGGCGCCGAGTACTGCGCCGAACAGTGCTTCCCCGTCGATCAGGGGCACCGCTGTGGCGAGGCCGAGGCCCATCAACAAGCCGGTGATGGTTCCAGAGGTCGGCTCAGCCATGATGTGCGGTCCTTTTTGTGTTCAGTCCCATAGGTTCACCACTTGGCGCTGTTCGGGTTGTGGGGCTGCGTCCGGCAGGGTGACGGGCGTGCCGTGGGGGATGATTGGGCCGAGGTCGGCCAAGCCGGGGTTGGCATCGAGCACTGCCTCGGTAACGCCCGCGGTGCGGCCGTAGTACTGCCAGCAGAGGCTGTCGACGGTGTCACCCTGGGCGGCGGTGACGGTGGCCACTAGAGCAGCTCCACAGTTGCGTGGCTGATGCCCAGGATGGTGCGCAGGGCCTTGCGGGCGTCTCGGCGCAGCTGATCTGGGCTGCTTTCTTCCTCGGAAACCTTCTGCTCGCCGCTGTTGGTGGTGTCGTAGCTGCTGTAGCGCTCGATCAGCTCGGCCAGTGCGCCGCAGTAGATGACTCGGCGGTACAGGTGGAGCAGTTGGCTTTCGCCTTGGAGCTGCTCGGCTGGCACGTCTGCCAAGGTTGCATGGCCCTCGGCCTGGCGGGCGGTGCGGTAGCCGGCCAGTTCACGGTTGGCCTCGATCATGGCGTTGACGGTCGCGACTTCCAGGCGGTCGTCGGTGACGCTGGAGTTGATACGCATGGCGGCACGCAGGTGCTGGCCGTCGATCCTGGGCCAGAAGTTGGCATTGCTGATCGGGTAGGCGGTGCTGGGGGCGCCGCCTGCGATGAATCCACTCATGCCTGTCACTCGAATGGGTCGGCGGTGGTCGGGGCGTCACAGCAAGGCCAAGGAGAAAGCCTGCTGGTCAGCCCCGAGCCGCCGGGGTTGCGGGGGACCGCTCGGTTAGCTGGCTGGGCCAGCGTGTTTCTTGATGAGCTTCTCGACGCTGCCCAGGTCGGTTTTACCGCCGCAGGCGTCGTGCAGCTCGATGGCGCGGGTGAGGGCGCCTTTGGCGATGCCCAGCTGCAGCAGCGCCGTGTCGTCGATTTGATCCGGGTTGGCGGACTTGAATGCGGTCTTGCCGATGGCGACAAAGAGCTTGGCCCGGGCCTGGTCAGGCATGTCGTGCGACTCGGTGAGCACCCGGGTGCGTTCCAGGATCTCGGCGTCGAAGCTGCCGCCGTCGGCCCTGAGTGCCTTGAGCGCGGTTTCGGCCACCTCTTCGGCGATGACGCAGCCGACGGTGCGCTTGAAGCCATCGACCATCTTCAAATCGTGCGCCAGGACGTAGGCGGCGATGGCCAGGCCACCGGTGAAGTCGCCGGCGTCGAGGCGCCAGAGCATGATGGTGACGACCACGTCGTCCTGGGCACCGCGGCCGCCACTGAGCACGCCGTCGATGTACGGGGCGTACTGGGGCAGCAGCTCGACCTTGAGGGCGATCTTGGCCTCAGTGGACTGGAGGTTGCTCAGGCGCAGTTGGTCCTGATGGAGCTGGGCCATCTGCACTTCGTAACCGGTGGCGCCTTCCATGGTCTGCTCTGAGGTCGCCGCTGCTGCGGCGATGGCCGCAGTCACGCGTTGAAAATGGCGCCGGCATGGATTGGTCATGTCGCTGGCCCTCAAGCGATTTCGATGTTTTCAGCGAGGGCGGCGCAGCCCAGGTCCTCGATGACGTAGGCTTCGTTGACCGACTCGAAGTTCTCGATGCGGTCACGAGCCGCGTTGTCGACGACGGTGCGGCGGCGGCTGCCTTCCTGCCAGTAGTAGGACAAGTTGTCCAGGCGAGTAACGAACAGGCCGTGGGCGGGGAAGTGCGGGACGCGCACGGCCGGCAGGTTGCCGATGCGCTTCTGACTGGTGACGATGTCGGCGGCGAGCATTTCGGTCGGCGCGTTGGGTTTGTTGATGATCGGGAAGTACTTGTCGGCGAGGATCTTCCGGCCGCACACGACTACCAGTTCGGTATCCTCTTGGTACCAGGGCTCGATCAGCTCGTTGACCATGGCGAACACCAGGGCGTCGATGTTCTCGAAGTCCTTGCCCGCGCCGATGTTGATCTTGCCGCTTCCGTCGACCACCTCTTTCATTACCCGTGGGGCGTTCTCCTGACGCATCTTCTGCAGCCAGCCAATGTTCACGTCCTGCAGCAGGGGGTTGGTGGCCGAGTTGGAGGTGGCGGCGCGGCTGGTGCCGTTCCAGCCGATACAGATGCGGTTAAGCGCCATCAGCTTGATGATTGCGTCACGGATACGGGCCTGAAAGTCGGGGAACTTGGCCCAGGCATCGAGCTTCTGGTACTTGAGGTGGGTGTCGTAGTTGGTCTGGGTGCAGACGTAGCCGCGGTTATCGAGGCCGGTCGGGTCGCGGGTTTCACGGGCCTTGACGTCGGTGTCGGTGGTGCCGGCGATGTTGCCGTTCACGCCCAGGCCGATTTTTTCACCCATTTGCTCGGTGACGCCGTAGATGTTGATCATGCTCAGGAACTGGCTGGATTCCTGGATGCGGCTTTCAAGCTTTTGGGCCACGGCCGGATCGGCCGCAAACTTGGTGGTGACGTCTGGTACGCCATGGAGCTTGGCCAGTTGGGCCAGGTACTCGTTGAAAAGCAGGCGAGTTTCGTTGCGCATGGTGGTCTCCGGGTTTCCTTGAACCGTTGTTGATCAGCAGTCGGTGAGGTCGCGACCGCTGCCACCGGAAACCGGCGGGCGATCCTTCTGGGTGTGGTCCTGGGTGTTCCCCAGGCGCTTGACCAGAGCGTCATGGTCAGCGCCGAGTTTGGTGAGCCTGGTCTCAAGCTCGGTGAACGCGGCCAGGCTTTTGGTCAGCGCCTCGGCCTGTTCGGCACCATGGGTAGCGAGCTGCTCGATCAGTTCGCCCAGGGCGGCGAAGTTGGCGGCGTCCTTGCCATCCTTCTCCTTGGTTTTGTTGAGTAGGCCACCGACCTTGTCGCGTAGGGCTGCGAACATGCTGGGGCCGTCGGTCACCTCTTCGAACTCGAGCTGTACCTCTTCAGCTGCGGTGAACAGGTTGTCTTTGTTCTGCTTGCGACCAACCAGGGTGCCGTGCTGGGCACTGAACTGCAGGGCTTCGGTGCCCAGGCTGGCCGGGGTGTCAGTGATGGCCAGGCCAACCAGGTAGGCCTTGCCCGTTTTGGCGAACTTGGGGTCAATCTCGACCGAGGTGTAGATCTTCTGGTTCTTGGCATTCAGCGCGAGCAGCGCATCGTTGGGCTGTAGTTGGGCGAAGAGGGCGAGCCTGGTCTCACCATCGATCTCGACCTCTTCGGCTTTACAGGCCAGCACGTCGCCATAGGCACCGAACTCCCCGCCCGGCCAGGCCCACTTGATGTGCTCGCAGTTGATCCGTGCCCCGTAGGTATTCGGGCTGTATTGAGCGGCCATCTGTTCGATCCAGGAGCGCTCGATGGTGCGGCCGTCGGTGGTGCCGCCTTCTACTGCAACGCGGAACCACTTGGAGCGGAGTTTCTTGGCGGGGGTATCGGTTTTGTCTGCCATGCCTGGAGTCCTCAATGCGGTGGCGTTACGCCTTGCGTTGGGGGCATGGTCCGCAGCGGGCCGTGGAACGGCAACGCGGGGTACTGGGAGCGGGGCGCGCTACAGGGCGCCGTGGTAGGGGCCCGCGCGCGCGCGCGGCAGAGTCTGCGCCATGAACGCTATCGCCCTGCAGACCACCGACCCACGCCGCACAGCCAAGTTCCTGTACTGGACCGGCTGGCGCATCACGGATATCGCCGACGCCCTCGACGAGAAAGAAAAGACCGTGCACAGCTGGAAAGCCCGGGACGAATGGGACCGGGCTGACACTGTCGAGCGGATTGGTGGCGCCCTGGAAGCGCGCTTGGTGCAGCTGATCCTGAAGGACGGCAAGACCAGCGGTGACTTCAAGGAAATCGACCTGCTCCATCGGCAACTGGAGCGCCAGGCCAGAATTCAGCGTTTTCAGGGCGGTGGTACCGAGTCGGACCTCAACCCCGAGTTGGAGAAGCGCAACGCTGGGCCGAAGCGTAAGCCCAAACGCAATGAGTTCACAGAGGAACAGATCGAGAAAATGCGTGAGGCATTTCTCGATGAGTGTTTCGACTACCAGAAAGACTGGTACCGGGCGGTGTCGCTTCGGACCAGGGCGGTACTGAAAAGCCGGCAGATCGGGGCGACGTTCTACTTCGCCCGTGAAGCTTTGATGGATGCTCTCGACACTGGCCGTAACCAGATTTTCCTGTCTGCCAGCAAGGCGCAGGCGCATATCTTCAAGGGGTACATCCAGGCGTTTGCACGAGACGTTGTTGGTGTGGAGATTGCCGGCGACCCGATAGTTTTGGCGAACGGCGCCGAGCTGCACTTCCTCGGCACGAACGCGCGCACCGCCCAGGGCTACCACGGCAACTTCTACTTCGACGAGTTCTTCTGGACCTTCAAGTTCCAGGAGCTGAACAAGGTCGCCAGCGGTATGGCGATGCAGAAGAAGTACCGCCGGACCTACTTCTCGACGCCCAGCTCGATGGCCCATGAGGCCTACACGTTCTGGACGGGCGAACGCTTCAACAAAGGCAAGCCGACTGCCCAGCACATCAAGCTGGATGTGAGCCACGGGGCCTTGCAACAAGGCCGGGTGTGTGAGGACAACATCTGGCGGCAGATCGTCACCATCATCGATGCAGAACAGCGCGGCTGCGACCTGTTCGACCTTGATGAGCTGCGGCTTGAGTACGACGCTGCGGCGTTCCAAAACCTGCTGATGTGCCAGTTCGTCGACGACGGCGCGAGCATCTTCCCCTTGTCGATGCTGCAGAGCTGCATGGTGGACAGCTGGACCGAGTGGGCGGAGGACTTCCGCCCATTCCACGCGCGGCCGTTCGGCGAGCGGCAGGTCTGGGTTGGCTACGACCCTGCGGAAAGCGGCGACTCGGCCGGCCTGGTCGTGCTTGCGCCGCCCCTGGTGCCGGGCGGCAAGTTCCGTGTGCTTGAGCGTCACCAGTTCAGGGGCATGGACTTCACCAGCCAGGCCGAGACCATTCGGAAAGTCACCCAGCGCTACTGGGTCACCTACATCGGTATCGACACCACGGGGCTCGGCAGTGCCGTTGCGCAACTGGTGCGCCAGTTCTTCCCTGGGCTCAAGACCTTCTCCTACAACCCCGAGGTGAAGACCCGCCTGGTGATGAAGGCGTGGGATGTCATCAACAAGGGCCGGCTGGAGTTCGACGCCGGCTGGACCGATGTCGCCCAGTCGCTGATGGCCATTCGAAAGACCATCACCCCGGGCGGGCGCCAGTTCACCTACGTAGCAGGCCGAAACGACAACACGGGGCACGCCGACCTGGCCTGGGCCCTTTTCCACGCACTGCACAACGAGCCGCTGGAGGGCCGCACGGCCTCTAACACCGGCATCATGGAGATCTACACATGAGCAACAAACGTAGCCGCCGTCAGCGCGAGGCCACAGCCGAACAGCCGCAGGAAGTGGAGGGCGAAGTCATGGTCCAGGGGGAGGGCGGCAAGTCGGTTGCATTCAGCTTCGGCGAACCGATGCCGGTCCTCGATGGGCGTGACATGCTGGACTACCTGGAGTGCTGGGCCAACGGTCGATGGTATGAGCCGCCAGTGTCCCTGGAAGGCCTTGCCAAGGCTTCGAAGGCGAGTGTCTACCTGCAATCTGGGCTGATCTTCAAACGCAACGCGCTGGCCCGTACATTCATTCCGCATCGGCTGCTGAGCCGTCAGGCCTTCGAACAGATCGTCATGGACTGGTACTGGTCGGGCAACTTGTACCTCGAGAAGCGCGACAACATGCTGAGGCAGGCCATCGGCCTGCAACCATGCCTGGCAAAGTACATGCGTCGAGGCGTTGATCTGGACACCTACTACCAGGTGCGGGGATGGCGGGACGAGCACGAGTTCAAGCGCGGTTCCGTGTGCCAGGTGAGGGTCGCGGACATCAACCAGGAGATCTACGGCCTGCCGGAGTGGCTCCCGGCGCTACAAAGCGCGCTGCTCAACGAGGCGGCGACGCTGTTCCGGCGCAAGTACTACCAGAACGGCAGCCATGCGGGTTTCATCCTGTACATGACGGACTCGGCCCACAACGAGGACTTCGTGACTGACCTGCGCACCGCGATGCGCAACAGCAAGGGCCCGGGCAATTTTCGCAACCTGTTCATGTATGCGCCTGGTGGGAAGAAGGACGGAATACAGCTGATTCCGATCAGCGAGGTGGCGGCCAAGGATGACTTTGGTGCGATCAAGAACATCAGTCGGGATGATCAGCTGGCGATGCTGCGGATTCCGCCGCAGTTGATGGGGGTGGTGCCGCAGAATGCTGGGGGGTTTGGCTCGGTGCGGGATGCCACCCAGATCTGGGCAATCAACGAACTGGAGCCGGAGCAGGCGCGGCTGTTGCAGGTCAACGAATGGCTGGGGGAGGAGGTTGTCTCATTCCGGCCGTACGAGCTCCCATCCACAGAACACTGATCGCTGCGAAATGGAAGCCGTCTTTTGAGGCGGTTTTTTTTAGATATCGACACCGGTGTGCTCGGAGATCTTTTTCCTGATGAACCCTTTCGCCAAGTCCTTCAGCAGATCGATACTGAATCCTCCTGCTGCACTCACTCCCTGACGAGTCCGTTTCCATATCTCATCGTCGCGCACAGCATCAACGAAATCATGACCAGACCAAGTTAGGCGACGGAAGAGGAACCCGCTCATGACCCCCCTACCACCTTGGTCTACCAATCTTGACTCCACTGCCAATTGGTAATGGTAGAGCACTTGTCCCCAGGTATACCCTTCAATGGATATGTCGCCTTGCTTGTAATGCCAAATGCCTTGACCGCCCTCATGTGCCGTTTCCAGCTTTAGAAGCAGCAGTCGGAGAAGGTCCATATCTCGCTTCATGGTTTGCCTCAGTTTGGAAGATGTGGGTACTGTACTAAATGTGGAGCTATTTTGGCACCCGGCGCTCGCCTCTCCCGCCGTGCCTGCAGGGTAAGCGTGTCCAAATTTACGCACTCCTGCAACCGCCTCTATGGGGCACTGTTATCGGGCCCCTGATGACCTGGCGCTAGAAGACTGGCCTCCAAATACAACCGAAAGCCGTCTACGACGACTGCTTTCGGGCGTGGCTGCGTTTCAATAGACTCCAAGCGATGAACTATGTATGCCCGCTTTTAAGAGGCTTTCGTAGATGCCAGTTTTGCTGCTGCTCTCATCCAAATGTTCTTGGTTTAATAGATCGGATAGTGGAATTCCGAAAGCCTCTGTAATAGGAATAAATACTCGGATTGCTTGTAGTGCGATTTTGATACTTTCTGCGAAGTCCTCTTGGCTATCGTGAACCTTCAAGAAAGTATCGGGAGTGCTTCCCCCAGGGGTGATGCAACTGTCAGTAAGGCAAAGAGGGAGTCCGTGTTTTTGTATGTGGGCCATAAAAAACTCTGTATCTAGGAACGGTACAGTGCGCCACGCGTTTATGAGTTTGATCTTTACATCGAATTCACACGGCCAACCAGCCATTTTTAGGAGGGCGCGGTGGGATTCAACTAACCCTGTAATTACATGGAAAAGTAAATTCAGATCAACGATCTTTGCGCTCTCTACATTGGCATGCTCAAGTTTATTGCAGAATTGCTCGCCAAATATGTGGTTGCCAAGGATGTTTCTAAGGTTTTTTGGTGAGGTTTTGATGGTTTTTAATGGTATTGATATGTCGCCGCTCAAAGAGCGGTAAATGTGCCAGGTTAATCTCGAGATAGTCGGGTCGAAATTATTGCACTGACGTGCTATTACTCCCCTTGAGCTTGAATAAAAGCTATCAAACGGAATCGTCCTTGAGAGATCGCCGTTCGCGCCCAGTGCCTCTCTAACACTACCTATATTGAGTAAAAATCTGGCCCTGGGCAAATTCCAAGGGTTGGTCGAAATCATCAGTCTAATGTGCGGGTACTCAGCCTCTCCTTTTGATAGCTCTGGGGCCTCGCTCACCCAGTCACTGTATTCAGCCCTAAGCTTATCCGAGCGTTCGAACATTTTTTCGATCATGTGCCTGTCGTTTTCTGGTACTGGCTCGGAACCGTCAGAGATTCTTCTATATATAAAGCCTTTTTTGTGAACGTGTGGTGCCTTTATGCTTTGCGGGACTGCTACGCATATTACAGCTTTATTTTCCTCCAGTTGAATAATTTCACTGGGTCCGTACAGTGCTTTTGCTTCATATATGCAGTCGGGGTTTAGCATTCCTGCTACAGCTTGTCTGATGCGCTGCAGTGCAGTGTCTACTTGAGAGCGATCAATGCCGATGAACTCTCCTGCAACAGAGTTCTCCTTGGACTCCTCCGCCACTCCGTAAAAAATCCAACCACCATAAGTGTTTGCGAGTGCTGATATGGACTTTGCAATCGCTTCTGCTTTTGAAAGTTCTTGCTTGTACTCAACGTACCATCCTTCGCGTACATCTCGTAGAGTAACTAGATCATCAGCGACTAACTCGTCTATGCCTTTGTCGAACGGGTTGTATGCCTGCATGCTTTTCCTTAGCTAACACAGTTTTAGTTCAATGCGAAGGGCTCGCGGTGCTTGCAGTTTGCCCATCAAGGAGGGGAGCCGCAACCATGGTTTATACCCCAGGCGCGCGCTCGTCCCCCCGCCACGCCCGCGGGCTAAATAGGGCGGAATTCCTGCACCCCCGCAGCGACCCTCACGCGACCCTGGTGCTGGCTGATACGAGTGATACGGCACTGCTGCAACCCTGCGGAACCCTGCAAAGGCGTCGTTTCTGGATGCGGGAGGGGCATGCGGCAGAACGTTTTGGGGGACGCCATCGGAAATCGGTAAGTTTCTGTGGGGTAGGGGGCGCGAAAGCTGGAGTGCCCGTATTTACTGGGGGAGGCGGCTAACTTTTGGTGGTTAGGTATGGTTATGTTTGAGGTTAGTGGTTTTTAAGCTGTTGATTTAAAAGAATTTTATAATATTGGAAGTGAACGCTATTCAAGGTAAGTAAATTACTAATTTCTAACTGAAAAATAACTTTGAAGTCTTCAGTCAAGGCCAGTAACGACGAGGCCTTCGGCGACTTCGTGAGAATCCTAACCGACCTAACCTCTTTTCGATGGGTCAACATCAAATGGCAAATCACACCTTGGCGGGCGGGTTGACGGGTGGCGCATGCACGCGCTCTGGGAACGCTCTGGGAACAAAACCACGCGCAAACGCGCTCTGCACCCCACGGAAATAAAGGCCTTCAGCCCGTCCGGCGCCATTTTGATGAGTTCGAATCTCTACGCTTCCGCCATATTCAAAGCCCTGATTATTCAGGGCTTTTTGCGTTTCTGGGGCATAGAAAAACTACTCATGGGAACACCCTTGGGAATGGTTAGATTTGTCAGCGCTGACAATACTTTGCTACTTGGTGGGCTTCGCCAAGGCTCCAATTCGACGATATACCCGCTCGGTAATGTCGCCCTTGGTGTGACCAAGCAGCAGGCTGGCGTGGTCGACATCCGTGATTTCTGATGCCGCCTTCGGGCGAATATCGCGGAATTGGAACTGGCTGATGCGGCCGGCCAGCACCTGGTCGCCCGCGGCGACTGCTTCCTTTACCGCCTCTTCCCTGGCGTCGTCCCAGCGATGACGAAGCATCGGCGCCGTAACCCGTTTCCCGTTATCGGTCAATAACAGGTACGGCGAGCCATGCGGAGCGTTGCGCTCCAGGATCTTCCTGAGTAGGGCGCCCAGGCTGCTTTCCACTCCATCAACCTCGAGCATGATTCGCAGCTTCTTGTGGGTCTTCTTCTGCTTCACGCCAAGGGCGTTGCCCTCAATATCGTCCCTCCTCATCACCAGTACGTCCGCCGGACGCTGGCCCGTCAGATACGCCAAAACCATGGCGATCCTCAACTCATCAACCGCTTTCGCGTAAACCGCCTTCCAGACAGCGTCATTGGCGTAGTAGTCGCGCGGACTCTCTTTGTTCTTGCGAACTCCCTGGCACGGGTTTTCCTTCGTAGTGAGGCCCCATTCTCGAGTCAGGTTGTACACGCGGGACAGGAGCGCGATCTCCCTATTTGCTCTCACGGGCGCAGACCTCGCATCACGGTACTGCGCGACCAGGGCGGGGGTTATCGCATCGATTGGGGCTTCCTCGAAGAAAGGGCGCAACTGCCGCAGTTCGGCTAGGTTGTCCTTCTGAGTTCGGGGTGCTTTCTTGGGGATGATGTCCCGCTCATAGCGGTCGAAGATTGCCTTCATGAGCAATAGATCGCGCGGCTTGTCATTGGCTTCCAGTTCTGCCCACTTCAACTTGGCCGCTTTCAGGTCTGAGCCTAGGGCGATCTCCTTGCCCGACTTGTCGAGGTAGTAATAGCTGATCCACACCTTCCATTGCGTCGACGAAGCGCAGCGCTGCGCGGTAGCTGTAGGCAAAGCCCTGCACGGCCCAGGTGGCGATCTCGACCATGGCCAAGGTGCCGATCCCCTCTTAGGTGTCGAGAGCACCGCCTCCGCGCGCCCTTGTCTTTTCTCGGCTCATAAAGCTCATCACTGAGTTCGCGCTGGAAGCTGATCATCTGCTGGAGGCTGGATCGGTTTTCTATGGGCAGGGGGATACTTCGCGGCTATAGTTTGCAAGAATTGGCCATGGAGCGGAATGAGTTGGGGATAGCCACTAAACGAAATTTTCTGATCGCCGCTGCTGTGTTCGGATACTTGGTCGCCGTAGCGCTTGCTTTAGTCCTGTTATATGACTCGAAGCTTTCTGGAACAGAGTTCGTCGCATTCGTTGTCGCTTTTGCAGTTCTATGCGCGGCAGTGGGGTTTGCCCCGGAAATTCAAGAAATATCAATCGCTGGTAATGTTGTTAAGCTGAAAGAGGTGAAGGCAGAAGCCATAAGGGCCATCGAGAGTCTCAAGCGTTCAAGAGTCGAAAGTCATCGCGCATTACTGAAGCTGGCCTTGCATACATCCGGACCTTTTGCAAATAGTCAGCCAATAGATCCCAGGAATTCGGAGTTCTGCAGACTGATTGAGCTGGCAAGGGAGTACGAGTGCGAAGCAGAGCTCAGGTCCGAAATGCTCAATGGGCTTGATGTTCTGTTGGTTGGTCAGATTCGTGTGATTGCTTATCGAAATCGCCTTGTGGAAATTGGAAAAATCGTTAGTCCAATTGAGCTTTCGCATACCGCTCTCAGTTCTGACGGTATTGAGATGACTACTCTACAGCGGCACCCAGGCCTTGACGTCAACGAGGCAAGGGGTGAAATGATAATTGCTCTGGAAGAGTACGCACGACTCTACGAAATCAAGCGCATCATTTGTGCTGCGTCCTAACATGCTGCCTATTCACTCCACCCAGTTTTCGGCATTTTGTTTTCTCGTGGTCATTGGTTCACTATCGGTATCAGTAGCGCGCAGCTCGCGCGGATCCTCATATCGCGACACTCGTCTTTCTTGCGTGCAAAGTCTCGTAGGCTTGCTTCGCGATTTGCGGCGAGGGAGTAACACCCACGAATATGGATCGCTTAACCATCCGACCGGACGACTCGAACCAGAGCTGACAGGAGAGCAGTCGGACACCGAACACTCTGGCCAATAATCCGCTGAGGTGGCGATCCCGGGTTGGCCGGCGGTTCGCTCTCGACTTCTCCGACTGGACCTCATCCACATCGCTCAGACGCAGATCCAGCTCAGTGAGGCGATAATCGCGCATCAGCGCCTAAGCCTGGCGCATCGCCGTGACAGCCTCGTTTTTGTTCGAGCTCCCGGAGCGGGCCGGGCAGCGCTTGATCTTGTGGATCACCCGTCAAGTTTACTTTCGTCGTGCTGTTGTTCAGTCATGTTGTGGTCCTTGTGTGCAGGCGCTGCCCTCGCTGGGGTAGCGTGATTCATTAAAGTGGGGATGTTGGGTGCGTAGTGCGGGGCGTGAGTCCAGCGGATGCCTAGCCACTGTCGCAGCCTCTGTAGGTGATGTGCATGGTGGCTCCGAACCTGTATATTAGAGGGCTAATAAAAAGGTGCAAATGGATGAGTTTTAGAACAAAATTTGCGTTAGGCTTGACAGCTGTTTATTTGTACTTCTTTGTGGTGATGATTTCCATAAGGTTAGACGAGCTGTTCTCCCTTCCTTTAAATGAATTAGGAGACTTTCTAGCAGGTGTATTTGGCCCGCTCGCTCTAGCATGGCTTGTGTTTGGGTACTTCCAACAAGGCGATGAACTTAAGCAAGGTACAAATGCATTGTTGATGCAGGCTCAGGAACTAAAGTATTCGGTCGAGCAGCAGTCAGCTATGGCTGACTCGCAGAAATCTAGCCTGGAGAATCACGAGCGATCTCTGGAACCGTTGCTTAAACTCACTCACGAGGGAAGTAAGATGATCGAAGGAGATTCTTATGATAGTTTCTGGGTGAAAAATCTTGGTGGTTATTGTGAGAGCGTAGAGGTTGAGCGTGTGGAAGGTGATGAGCACGTTTCCTGCTTTAGTTTGCAGCCATTATTCAGTGGTGACTCTATCGGTTTTTTTCTTAATTTAGACGGTGTCGATGCAGAACTTGTCGTAAGCTATAAGCGCATTAATGGCTCTAAAGGTGCTCAGGCATTTGAGGTTAAGCATTTCTGGGATGACGGTCCGGAGATCAAAATCATAAAAAAGCCTTTCGTTTTATAG